TTTCAGAAGGGTGTTGTGCAACCGTTAGATTAAAAGAGTCGTAATAGTCGCGATTCATATCGGTTAAAGAGATACGAAACTTGTAGATTGTGGGTTTTAGAGCCATGTGATGTAAGGGTTCCAATCGGATGAGGTGTACTATAGGTGTACCAATGAGTTTTTTGAAATCACAGCCTATAGATAAGTTGTGCCTAGTATAAACGAAGTAGAGCAGTTAGCTAGCAAGATAAGGTTTCGGTACACCTCAACTATTTTAAGCACTTATGGCGAACTAACAAGAAAGGGATCACATGACAGTAAGGTGTACTTCGTCAATCAAGTCTTGGGCTGAAAGTAGCACTTCGGATTCTTCGGTACTCAGTGGCGCATTTGCTTGCTGCAGCGCGTACAAGTAATCGAATTTTACGAAGAAGTCATAGAGTAACGGAGTGATATTGCTATTGGCTGCGTTTATATATTGCTCCAGTGTTTCGTTCGAACAGTATGCCTCTTCATCGCCTCCGAGTGCTCTAACAATAGATACACGAACGAAATGGAAAAACGGTTCTAATTCTGGTGGGTTAACGACCATGCTAGCTCCTATATTAATTTAGCTCCATTCTCGAACAGGCATTGAAAAATTCGCAAGCACAATTGTTTGGGGAGCCGAGTGACTTAACAAAGAACGAGCTTTTACTAATACAAAGCCCTTATTCAGATGGATAAGGGCTTTTGTTTAAGCAAGTTACACAACCATTACCTGGTGCGCTAAATAGATATGAGCGATATGGTCACGCTTAGAGTGATGGCTGGTTAATAGGTCGTTGATTTGGTTTTGGGCAATGCGAGAAGAGTGTTCGAGCTGAGCGAAGGTTTCTTTGAGTGCGAGTAACTCGTTATAGCTTTGGTTTTCGCACTGGCTTACGCGTTCGCATGCTCTTTTGGCGTTGTTGAGTAGGGTGGGGTTTTGATTGTTTTGTGGCTTTTGTATTTCTCGATCTAATACGTCCAATACCCATTTGCGGAATTCTTTGGCAGCAGAGGTTCGGCTAAACATAGCGATTAAGTGCGCACCACGAAGGGAGAATATACGTACTGTTTTTTGGTAATTACCTGAGGCACTCATTCTGAGTGTCTCAGTCATTTGACCTGTGAACTCATCAGAATTTCGTTCGAAAATCTGAGTTACAGCATCTCGCTTTCGGTAGCCAAGAGCTTTAGCTATATCGGTGGCAGTTAGCCAAAGTTGATTACTTTGTTCAATAATTTCGAAATGAGTATTTTGGAAAGAAAGGGAAGATGTCGGCATGATAGCCTCCTTGTGTCATGATTTTAAATCACCACTCGGAGTTCCTACGCTTCGGGTGGTGAACTGAACAAGGGTAGGAATACCGCGACACAAGGATACGGCCAGCCGAAGCTGCCTTGCCCAGCCCACCATAATTCAGATAGTACGGTTTCTATACGAAACGACTATGTGCAAGTGTGCCGAAGCCACACATAAAAAAACCAGCAAAAAGCTGGCGTCTATGCGCCTTATGTCTAAACGGGTTCCTACGCCCGACACTGGATTTTGCCAGTGCATAGGTAGGTTAAGGTTGTTAGGGGTAGGGTGTCAATGGGGTGTATCTCACTTTATGGCATTTAATCTAGCTTTATAGCGCACAAGCTCTTGAATAAGCTTAGGTTAACCCCATATGAAACATAGGAAAACAATCATGGAATTATTGCAATGGCAAAGGCTGAATCTAAGAAAGAAGAACAAGTACAAAAAGTCAAAAAGTGCTTTATTGTAACGCCTATTGGTGCTGATAACTCAGATACGCGAAGACACGCTGACGGAATCATCGATGCGGTAATTGAACCTGTTTGTAAGGCTTTAGGTTTGGAGGTTGTTGTTGCACACCGAATAGATACCCCTGGTTCAATTACAACACAAGTCATCGAGCACGTACTTAACGATGAATTGGTTATAGCGAATCTTTCTGAATTGAACCCTAATGTTATGTATGAACTTGGCTTACGCCATTGTGCTCGAAAGCCTGTGATTTCGCTCGCAGTTGACGGTACAAGACTACCGTTCGATATCTCCGATGAGCGTACGATTTTCTATAAAAATGATATGGCAGGTGTTGTTGTGTTAAAAGACCGCCTTCAGACTCTAGCTGTAGAAGCTCTTAATGATGAAGAACCTGATAACCCAGTTTATAGAGCTATTACACATAATGTAATGAAAGAAATAGCGGCTAATGAAAATGTTGATGGTCAGCTTGGTAAGTACCTTTTGGGGAAGATGGATAAGCTAGAATCAATGATTTCAAATTCATATATGGTGAATGAAGTCAGTAACCGTACGAAAAAAGGCTCAAAGATACGTAGAGGAGTAAAGTTTGACATTAGTAGTGAAAATGAAGATGTAATACAGGAAGTTAAAGTTGAGATCTCTGCTATGTTAGATATAACCGTTGAACCATTGGGGTCTAGTTTTTTTGTGCGTCAGCCCGAATTTACATCAATTGATTCGGCGTATGAAATGGTCCTGAAACATCCATCCACGAAAAGTGTGTCCGTTATCAGTTTTGCACCGATTTAAGATCTTTCAGACTCTTTTAATTACCCAAAGTTAAACTAAGTCGCCGCCTTGAGTCTTGATGGCGGCTTTTTTGATTTTTAAGGGCTGGGTATGAATAATTTAAAAACTCGTCGCCATATTCCCCACATCCAAATTTAAGTCGGTGCCTTTTTCACTTTGCGCTTTCTCAATCGCAACGGGCTTATCTGATTTGATGGTCAATGACACTTCAGATTTACTTTTGATGGTTTGGTTGCCCAGTGGGCTATAAGATGCGCTTTGCTTAATAGGCTGAATCCCTCCAGTTTGATAAGCGTGGTAACCTTGCTCGGTTTGGGTTCGCTCAGTTCGGTTTTGGGTTTCATTGGTCGTAATGCCAAGCGTCGCGCTCTTGTCTTCAATAAGGTTGAGTTTAGCGGCTAAGTTATCGACTTCTTGGCCAGCTTCATCGGTTTGAATTTTCCATCCATCGGGGATGAGTGCATCTGGCAACTTGTTGATCAGTGCTTTGAATTTATCCCACAACCAACCAATGCCGTCACCAATCCATTTAATGACTTTGTCTAAACCAATGAACTTATCGATTAAATAAGTAATCGCGATTACTGCAGCAGCAACAGCAGCCACCATGAGCCCGATGGGGTTTGCCAGAACCGCCGCATTCAAAGCAATCAACGCCACTTTTAAGATAGCCACAGTCGCGAGAATCCCTTTGAAGTTTTGCGTTAACCAAATAAGCCCTTTACCTAGCAGTTCAAAGCCTTGATAAAGACCGTCTACGGTTTGAATGAGCTTTTCGATGAAGTCGGTTCGCCAAGCTGCGTTCTTAAACTTCTCGGAAAACTGGGTGAATGCTTTGGTTGCTTTTTCCATGATGGGTGCAAGTGCTGCAAACTTCATAGAGCGAACGCTTTCTTCGATTTTTTGCAGAGCATCGTTGTAAGCTTCAGCTTTCGCCGCATCTTCTGCAGTCGCACCGCCACCCAATGCGTTGAGTTCTTTTCTCGCCGCCGTTAACCCCTGTGTTCCTTCTCTGAGCATGATCAACATTTTGCGACCGTCTTGGCCAAAGGCTGCATCGGCAAAGGCCATTTGCTCTTGCGGCGTTTCAAGTTGAGAGAACTCTTCAAGGAGCATTTCATAAGCCTGCTTAGTGTCTTTCGCGCCCTGTAAGCCTTTATGCAGCGCGTTCTCACTCATCTTGAGGTAAGAGCCTAACGCACCTGAGCCCGTTTGTTGCAACACACCAAGTCGCTTGGTAAAGCGAAGCATTGAGTTAGACAGGGCATCAGAACTTACCCCGGCATGTTCAGCTTGGGATTGCATGGCTTGAAGTTCTTCAATAGGTAATTTTAGGTTGGCTGATGTCTTTGCCAGGTTGTCCATTTCACCTGCAGCACCATTCACTTGCGTCACTAACCCAGCAAAGCTCAAACCACTTAACAGCGCGGCGCCTTTTCCTGCCGCTGCAGCGCCGACCTTTGGAAATTTGATTGAACGGCTCAGCTTTTGAATCGGGCTCATGACTCTTTGTAAGGTGGTATAACGCTTACTGAGCCTGCCTATTTCCTTACCGTGTTTCTTGTAACTTCGATTAAGTCGGTCGTATTCACCATCAAGGTTCCCTGTATTCACCCCTGTCTTTTTTAACTGGGTATCGAGCTTTTCTAAATGGGATTTATACCCCTCTTGCTCAGTGTTCAGTTTGCTCAGCTTAGCTTGCTGCTTTGTAATTTTCTCCGTGAGCGCAGCGCTTGGGGATTCAACGCCTGCTACTTTTACTTTTAACTCATCAAGCTTTTCGCTGACCGCAGCAACCGCAATTGCGTTCTTGTCCATTGCTTTTCGTGACGTTTTTAACGAGTCAATCATCCCCATTGCGGCAGAATCATCAGCCTGTGTCTTCTGTACCTTTTTGATAGACTTGGCGTAATAATCACTCTCGCCACTCATCCCTTTGAGAACCGCTGAAGTTTTATCTTTCATATCCATGAGAACAGACAGTTTCATTTTCATTCTGGATAGCCTTTTGTTGATACAAAAAAAGAGAGCTCATTCGCTCTCTTGTGGTGTTTGTTCGTGCCTCTCTCGGGCAAGCTCTCGAAACAGTAATAGATCGTCGTAGCTGAGTTTGTCTATTTCGCTTGGCGGCCAATGGAACACAAGGGCGATATCTGCGTAATAGTTTTCAACTCGCTCTATCACTATTCCGTCGCAACGAAAAAAGAGGCAAGCGTCGTGAGCAAAGGCGCCCAGTTCTCTGGGGGCATGTTGATAATGTCACGCTCGTTCAAGCAAGAGATTCGAGGTAATAGGGTTTGTCCTGCCTCAAACTTCATTCCGCACACATCTATCAAGCTCAATCCACGCAAATGTCCAGAGTGTGGCTTGCTGATATCAATATGCGTAAGCGATTTACCCTCTTTTTCAATAGGCGAGGCCAACTCCGCGACCTTGACTTGTGACTCGTCTTTAATGGGGTTGGTCATAACCAAGCTCCTTTTGTAATGCTTCTAGTTTCTTCTTCACGCCGCCTTTGTTTGGATCTAGCTTCATCACTATCTCAAACAGGTTGTGCGCTTTTTCTTTTTCACCAGCTTCAAAGTGCCAGTCACCGACTAGGCGGAACATCTTAACTTTGAGTGGGGCGTTAGTAGCAAGCTCGCCAGCCAGTAAATCATTTACAGCTTTAAGCAGGTATTCGCGCTTGTACGCTTTCTTGTCGGTATGCGCTTTGTGCGTGTACTTAAATACGTAATCACAGAAGCCCGTTTGACCGTTCACTTTAAAGTTAGCCGGCGTTTCTAATCCGCCATCGATGGCCGCTCGAAAGTCATCGTGAATTTTTTCAAACTGGCCAAGGTCAAAGTGCCACATATAAAAGCACCACATCACATCAAGGTTGTCGTAGTTGCCTTTGTGGGTATCCAGTAGCTTTTCAACCAATGGTCGGTACTTGTTAATGAGCTCTTGCTTGTACGGGTCTTTCTCTTTCGAACCCGACAAGGTGCGCAAGTAGCTTTGGTCATGCTTAAACACGAGTTGCGTTTCTTCCCAGGGCTTATCAGCAAAAGCGGTGCGAACGGCTTGGCTTACTGTTGACTCGTTCATGGCGTCAACACTGTCGATTGCTTCAAAGGCTTCAACCGGTTCTGGCTTTGCCTTCTGAGCCTCTCGTTTCATCAGTATGGATAACATGTTCTTTCTCCTTACTGTGGGATGAGTTCGTCACCGTTGAAGAGCACTTCAAGCTGGCCATCTTTTACCGCAACGGTAAGCGGGTCGACTGTCCATGCGCCTTTCAAGGTGTAAGCGCGGTTTGTGTTAGTTTCTAAGGTGATGTCTTCACCCACAAAATCTGCAATGGCTTTCTCATCGGTGTCTTGAGCGTGAATGATGGTGCATTTGATAAAAGGCGCATCCGAGAATTGCTCAGAGAAACCCAAAGGGCCATCGTCACCCATTATGGTTTCGCGCTTCATGTTGCCGAGGCCATATTCCGCCCCTTCTTTGATGGGAAGGCGCCCCAATGAACCGGCGTTAAGGACAGCACGGCTAGTAATTTTTGTTCCCATGACTTACTTCCTAAATTGAATTTTGCCAGCAACGATAATCAAACCGTTCACGAACTGCGGTGAATCTTGGTAGTTGACGCGCTGCTTGTTGGTTTCATCGAGCTCGACAATGAGCGACTTTTTGTAGCCATCGAAATCTTGCACGATGCCTTGGTATTCTAAATCTCGATACAAGGTCAACAGCTTGGCTTTGAACATAGTCGGCGTCACAATCGGCTGACCTTTGGCGAACTTGGTACCGTCTTTCGCAACTTTATGGCGAGGGTAGACACTTAAGATCAATGAACGCTGTTTCTGACGAAAATACATGGCGGTTGCCGGTGTCATGACATCGAGGTAACTGTTGTCCGTTACGCCAGCTGCGTTTTCTGTGTAAGCAGTAACGGCGCGCTCGACTAACACTTCATTCGCTGAGTTCACCGTGTACGTACTCAACCCTTCATACAAAAAGAGGTTACGTTCAGCCCAATCCCATTCTTGTGCTGCCAGTGAATAAACACCGTTCAACTTGAGCGTTTGCAGGGGTCTACAAGGGTCGATGGCCAATGACGGGGCGATTTGACCAACCCATGCGCCAATCGCTGCCGCGTCAGTCAATGGCGCTTCTGCAGAGTCACCCAAGTTATTGATGGGCAGAAAGTTGATTAACGCGCAGTTGCTTGTTGGTGCAAAGGTGATGAGCTCTGCGTGTGTGCCTTTCTTGGGTAGATACGCGATGCCTGGTACTTGCTCTAATGCGCCATATCGCTCTTCCAGAAAAGTCCCTAACTCACGAATGGTGGTGCTGTCGTTCAATGAGCACATGATGTGGTGATATTGAACATCCCCCAAAGCGGCTAAGGCGCTTGCGGTATCACTATCTTCAACACTGACCGCAAAGATAGGCATGGTCTTATCTTGCTTACGGAAATAGGTGATCATTTCCACTATGTCGCTATTGGCACCAAACGAAGCTGCAGCAATCGTCTCATCCATACAAAGCGTGACTTTGTTTGGCGCGACCGTTGCATCACTGACCGCATTACCGATAGCCAAGATAACTTGCAGGTCTTCTGCGCTGTTTGCCAGGCTATTATCAATTTCAATGTAGACACCGGGAACGCGAGCGGTGCTGGGTACTTCAGCAAAACCAATACTCATTATTTAGTTTCCTTTTGGGCTGTGGGCTTGGCTGTTTTATCGATGACCACGATACTTTTTTCAGCGAGTCGACGTAGCCAGTAAGCGTTACGAGGTTTATCTTCACCTGCCGCTTTCAATGGCTCTCGGGTTGTTGGGTCTTTCACGATCAAACTTGTTTTCGCTGGCTTAATCTTGAAAGTGGGTAGCGCCGTTTTCTCGACTTGTTGTTTATCCATTACGCAGCATCCTCTAGTGCAAAGTGTTCCGCTGCCATGGCGAGTAACTCTCGCTCTAGAGCAGGCGTCCAACCAATGAAGGTTCGTTTGGGCATTTGGTAATTGCGCTTGGTTTTCACGCCACCTGTCCATTGACCTGTTTTACTGTTGTAGTGACCATTAACACGAGTCGTAAATGACACTTGAGCGCCTTGGTTGTGCTCTTGGCCAATGCGACCTGCGACGCCTTTTAGGCCAACTTCAAAGCTCTCTTCTGTAACGTGAGTTCTTAATGCCTTACCAAAACCGAGCAGCATGTTTTTATTGTTCACGGTGTTCTGCGCTTGAGTGCCATCCCATAGTTGGGTTGCCTTTCGCCGCGTTCGGCTTTGGTACGGGTTGTTGTCTATATCTCGCTGAGCGCGAATTTGCTGACGAAAGAACTGCCGTGCGCGGTTGGCCATCCGTTTGTTCAGTTCAAACTTATCACTGACCGTCAGCACTAAACTTTCCACAACCTGAGTCAATTGCTCAGGCGTCGCGAGGGTTAACTCACTCATGGCAAATCATCTAAGTGGCCGACAAAGTAGACCAATTCACCGAGTTGGTCTTCATCGGCTCGTGCTTCAAAGCCACTGACACATTCATAACGGGTATCACCTTGCTTCCAATTGCCTTGTTCATTTTCTTGAAGGTCGAACTCTTCACGAATATCGATTTTCAGCTTGAGATCAAACGCACCTTTATCGAGAGGCTCTAGCGCGAACGTCGGCATAGGCAAGCCTTTTTCTGCTCGCTCTGGGTCGTATTTATTGAGCCAGCTGACTAATTGCATAAACAACACTTGTGGCTCTAACTTGGCGCTTTGCAAGAAAACGATGGCGGTATATTCAATTTCAAACCCATCGACATCCGCACCCTGGCCACAAAATAAGGCGCCATCCTCCGCCCACACATCCATTTTGGCCGCATCTGTCACATGGCTTTTGAATAGGTCTGTTAAGCTTTGCAATGCTTTCATTACACCCTCTCAAAGCAGTAGGTTTCTTCTGCGTGAATCAACATGTCTATGGCTTGGCGGTACTGCACTTCACACTCTTCTTTCTTAATAGTTAGCGCTTCTTGTCGGTCTGCTGCTTCAGCGGTGGCGTCACCACTCATTTGTACGCTGATTAGTTGAGCGGCGGTTAGTGCGAATACGGCCTGCTTATAAAGTGTTTCGGTCGAGTCATCATCACCAAAGCGTTTTTGAGATAACTCCGTCAAACTAGCAAAGGGGATTAAGGTGTCTTTAAGTTCAGAATGCACTTTGATGCGTGACACCGTAGCGTGATGCAGAATGCCTGCCTCTGTTTCATTACTTTGGAAATGGAACAGAGACTGAAACTCTGAAATCTTCAGTGCTGGATATTTGTCCGAGGCTGGTAACTCAGATTCATAGCGTTCGTTTTTATCACCGACAAATTCCATGATGTATCCTTACCGTGTTAGGGAATGCAGGCCGACAATCGCGAATAACAGTTGGCGCCAAAGCGCACCTGAAACAGCAATAGAGCCTGCATTGAGGGGGTGTTAGTGTTTAGTGGTTGGCTTAATGCCAAGCCTCATTAATCCAAAGCTTCACGTTTTTGAATTCAATGGCTGCGGCTTTACCGACTTCTTCGAGCACGTAAGCCATGTTCATCGACTCAAAGTTTTCAATTTGGTCTTTTTCATCATTCTTCTTACCTGCAGAGCGGCGAACTGAACCTTCCTGAATGTAGATGGATAGATTGTCGTAACTGGTCACCATGATGCCCGTAGAAGGGAAGCCTGGTACTTTCACTGCAGGCAGACCGCCATATGTACCGATGACTTGCAGCTCCTGAATTTTGCCTTTTTCGCTTGGCGTATTGCCGTGCGATTCGTAGAACTTGGCTTTGTCATAAGCAAGCAAGTCAGAGCCGATGATGGCCACAAGGTTTGAATCATTTTCACAGGCGTCATGCAGTAGGTTTTTCGTTTCAAGCACGGCTAGGTCTAGGTTGATGAAGTCACCACCTTCACCGATACGAATTTCACCATCCGCTTTTTGCCCCGTGGTAATTAAGCGATCTGCGTTATGGTCACGCATGGCTTGGAACCAACCTTTGTTCACGTCCTCACCGTTCGGGTTGGTGCTAGCATCGGTAGTTTTAGCGACGCTTACGCCATACCAACCAATGGTGATTTTATTGGCGTCAATCTGCTCTCGGGTTGTTTTGCTTATCAAGGCATTGAAGTTCTTATGGTGCGCCCACGCGTCCAGTTTTGCGTAACGAAGCGCGGTATCAAAGTTCGTTTGCTCACACATGTAAGGCATCGCCCCCATGCTTGAGTGATCTTTCGGTGTACGTTTGCCTGAGCCCGACGTATCGGTACGACTGGCAATCATGCCTGTTACACCAAGACCAATGGATTCGCCTTTTTGGTTTTTCACTGAGATGATGTTGATTTTGTTAAGGAACCAACTGCTTTCACGGATAGCCGCGATAATGCGCTGAGTACCATTCGGGCTCACGTTAAACTTCTCGGTTGCATCATCTACATCGTTTTGCGCTGCCACGGCTTTCACGTAGGCGCTGAGTTTTATTTTGGTCTGCTTTTGCATGTTCTTACCTAATTCAATTCGTTATGGGTTGAGGGCGTGCCGAAGCCTATAAGTAGCGCTCTTCGTCATTACCTTCGCCGGCTAACTTGCGCTGCTCTTCATCGGTCAATTTGCTGAATTTTTCAATTTGACCTGTTAGGTTTTCTACCTGAGATGAAAGCTTCTCGACTTTGTCTTCCAGCTCAGTCACTTCAATGCCTTCTTCGACTTCAGGTTCTTGCGGCTGACCATTGGTGTTGAGCTTTTCAACTTGCTCATTTAACTGGCTGAGTTGTTGCTGATTTTCTTTGCCTTGCTCAATGCTTTGCTTGAGTAGCTCTTCAAGTTCTTTACTCATGTCGTCTTCTTCCTGTTGTTGTGAGAGCTGCTCAAGTTCACCTTCGCCCTTAAGCCAGCGTTTAAATGTATGGAACATCGAGGCTTCTTCCTCGGTGTCTTTCGAGAGTTGCTCTGGGGTAATTTGAAAGTTTGTTGGCACACACGCTTTATCTTTGCTGTTAGCCGACAATTGAATCTGCGTCGTACCTAACGATGCAGGCTCATCAGTCAGGGCCAATCCGGTCAGGTAGGCTTTCCCTGTATCTGCAAACTTTTCATAGAACTCACATGAGGTATGTAAAAGCTGCCCCTGCTCAGCCATACGCAAAAGCATTGAGTTTGGTTTCAGTATTGCGAATAGCTTGTCTTCTTTCTTTTCGACAGAGAGGACAGAGCCGTATTTGTTACTCCATGGGTAATGGTCTGCATTAATTCGAGCTGTATAAACGTCTGGGCTGTAAGTTTCTGCAATCTGATCAATGATTTTTTGCTCAATGACTCGACCATCAATGGTTGCTCCTGCCTGTAAAATACAAATTAGCTCTGATTGGAACATGCCTAAACTCTCCTAAATTCGATGATTCCAATTTACCCAATGCATCCGCCTTTTTGTATTTGTCCTAGTTCTAAACACTTGATATAGAAATCGTTCAAGCTGAGTAATCACCGGTGCTGTAGCACTATGCAAACATGGAAAATAATGTTGTTAGCGAACCGCTCTATACCGCCGACCAAACGAAAGCTTTGGGACTGTTTTTACGCCAACGTAAGCCTTCTGAAATTGCAGAATCGGTTAGTGTGGCCACTCGCACGGTTCAAAAATGGATAACTCAGTTTGATTGGAAAACGCTGAGGGATGACGCGCCCGTCGAATTAATGATGAGACAGCGCATTGCTTACTTGATGTGGGTTGACCAAAAGCTTGAGAGCCAAGAGCGTGAGCTCAAGATGTTGCTCGAACAGCAATTCAAACGTGATGAAGCTGAGCAAAGGCGCAACCGACCAGCTGGCCGAAACGAAGGCGAACAAAAGCGGGGTCGTAAGCCAAATAAGACGAAGAACGATGTATCCCACATCACCAAAGAGATGTTGGACGAATATCGCGAGAAAACCTTCTTCGAATACCAAAAGGACATTCATGGCCATAAGCAAAACGATGAGATCAATGAAGTACGCTTTTATCTTAAGTCGCGTCAGATTGGTCTTACGTTCTATTTTGCCTTTGAAGCGTTTGAAGATGCGGTGCTGACTGGCGACAACCAGGTGTTTATCTCTGCGTCGAAAAAGCAGTCCTACATCTTCAAAAACTACATTCGTAAGTTTGCGCTAGAGATTGGTGAAGTTGACCTAAAAGGTAAGGACGACATCGAGCTCAGCAACGGCGCGAACCTTGGTTTTATGTCCACCAACGTAGCGACCTCTCAAGGTTTTAACGGCCACATGTATTGGGACGAGGTGTTCTGGATCCCAGGCTTTGCGGATTTGGATAATTACGCGGGCGGTATGTCGATGCAATCGCAGTTCCGCACCACTTACATTTCGACACCTTCTACCATGGCCCATGAAGCCTACCCGAAATGGCAAGGCAAGAAAGAGCACGGCATTGATATTAGCCACAAGGCGCTAAAAGCCGGCGCTTTGGGTGTTGATTTTATCTTCCGTCAAATGATCACTGTGGATGATGCGATTAAGAAAGGCGCGACCTTCTTCAACATGGATAAGCTCAAGCGCAAATATCCAGTTAAAGAGATTTTCGACAACCTATTGCGTTGTAAGTTTTTGGATGACAGCGCTTCATTCTTCTCGCTTAAGGCGCTACTGGCCTGTAAGGCAGACAGTTCTCTTTGGAAAGATGTCGACCACGAGAAAGCAAGGCCAGTAGGTAACGCAGAAGTTTTGGTCGGTTATGACCCAAGAGGTGGCGGAACGGGTGAAAGCTCGGATGATGCAGGCTTAGTGGTGGCGCTGAAACCTAAACGTAAAGGCGGCGTGTTCCGATTTATTGAGCGGGTTCGCCTTAAAGGCTCTAGCTATGAGCAACAGGCAGAAACCATTCGCGGTATTACTGAGAAATACAATGTGGTGTACATGGCCATGGATACCAGTGGCGTAGGCTCGGCTACCGCTGAGCTGGTTCGTAAGTTTTACCCAGCTCTGGTCGAGCTGGATTATTCACCCGAAGTGAAACGATTGATGGCCTATAAGTCGAGAGAAATCATTAACAGTGGCCGCTTACAGTTTGAAGCGGAATGGGATGATCTCGTTCACTCGTTCTTAATGATTCGTCAGCAGACCACCAAGGTGAGTAACCAAATTACCTTTGTTTCCAACCGGAGCAAAATTGGCTCTCATGCCGATTTAGCCTGGGCTTCGATGCATGTGATGCGTTGGGAGCCGATTGATATAAACAATGACACCAACACCAGTGTCGAGTTCTTCTAGCCTAATTATTGGAGAGGCCAAGTGATAGAGATTGAATTTTCTAACCCCGTGAGCGTGATGAACAGCGACATTCTCAGCTATTTAGAAGTGGCGTTGGTTGATGGTTTATACGAACCACCGATTGCGCTCGATACCTTAGCCAAAGCACTGCGCACGAACCCGATGCATTCGAGTGCGATTGAGTTTAAGCGCAATACGTTAATGCATGCCATTGCGCTGAGTGGATTGCTCTCACGCCAAGATGCAAAGCGCTTTATTCAAGACTACTTAACCTTTGGCAACGCTTACTTACAGGTTATTCGTGGCTATGGAGGGTTGGGGGAGCCTATCAAGCTGAAACATATACCAGCACTGTATATGCGCAGACGTGAAGACTTAGGTTGGACGTATAAACCAAGAGCTTACGATGATGACGGGCGCATCGACTACAAGAACGGCCAAGTGTTCCATTTGGGCGATTACGATGTGGCGCAAGAGCTTTATGGTTTGCCGAGTCACATTAGCTCTTTGACCTCTATCTGGTTGAACGATGATGCCACCTTGTTTCGTCGTCAGTACTACCGTAACGGTAACCATGCAGGTTACTTGCTGTATATGAATGAGCCAACCATGACAGAGAAACAAGAAAAAGCCATTAAGAAGCAACTGCAGGCTCAAGAAGGCATGGCATTTAAAAACTTGTTTGTGAATGCCAAAGGTAAAGACACCAAAGCTCCAGAGCTCAAGCCAATTGGTCAGGTGGAAGCCAAAGACTCATACAAAGAAGTAAAGAACCAAACCATGAACGAGGTGCTTTCGGTTCACCGTGTGCCAATCGAGTTGATGAGCATTCGACGCGAGAGTATTACGTCACTCGATTTGAACAAGGTCGATTGGCTGTTCCACAAAAACGAGTTGTTACCGCTGATTGATATGATGCAGGAGTTGAACGATGTTGTGGGGAGTGAGGTGATAATGCCAAATGAATATAAAAAGTTGAATGCAGTATAACTATATGCAGTCTATTGTCGTCTATTATTAAGGGGGATTTTTACTTTATTGACGGGTGTTTTAGTGCACTTAACTAAACCTATGTTTTATTTATTCGTAGCTTTGACCTCAAACTTAACTTGGGCATCAAATGATGCCCAAGGTGATGGTTTAGAACGAGCGCAAGAACATGCTATGAAGGTTGTTAAATCATGTATGGAGTATGGCCTCGAAAGTGCGCAAAGGATGATGTTAACAATGTCGCCAGAAGAGCAAAAAAAAATGGAACAATTTCTGGAAGATTATTACGATAGTCAGATAAAAAATTGTTTAGAAATTTTATCATTTAAGTTGAAGCAGGCTGCTGATTCAATAGAGTAATTATACAAAAAAATACCGCCCTAACTTAGGCGGTATTTTTATACGACTTCTTTGCCTTGGAGTAAGGTGTGTAGGCGGTCAAACTCTTTCACCATACTGCGCTCTATTCTATCTCCCAACTCTTTGACATCATCTTTGGTGGCATAGGTTTCTGCTACGTGAGTTTTGTGCTCGCCAAGCTCTTTAGACAGTCGAAACAGATAACCGATTAGCAAACTGAGGATAAGGGTGACAAAAGTACAAAAGGCTATCACCACGTTAAGCCAGTTCGGATCTAGTGTCATTCCCATTGTTCGACCTCTTTCAGTTTTTTACCTTTCAGTGAATAAATAATGTCAGATACAGTTTCTTGGGTTACATCGTTCGTTGTGAGAGTTTTAATCTTCTCTAGCCCCCAAATCACAAGTCGAGAGGCAAAACGCTCTAGAATTACTTTCCATGCGACCTGTAAGACTAAGCCTTTCACCACATCCCAGAGTGTTTTGCCTAAAATCCCGGTAATAAAATTCATAACCATTCCTTACTTTTATTTTGGTTCAGTTCCATAACGCATCATGTCACTGAGTGTTTTAGATCGGTTACCCACTTGTCTTGCCCAGCGACTGTTTAACATTTCGTTTGCGGCCGCTTGCCAAGCTTCTTGTTCAATCGAAGCAATGGTCTTTTTGAATTGGTTAAAGCGTGGAAAGCCCATATTGAAGATCATGTCGACAATTACGGCTTGCCGAACGTCGTTAAGTGAACTGAAGAAAGACAAGGTTTCAGCTTGTTTAATCACACCATCGATATTGTGTTTGAGTAGCAACTCAGCTTCAGCTTGAGTAATCCCAACATCACTGAGGTTTCGACCATACCCAATGGTGAGTTTCCCCACACTGCATCGATACGGCTTAAGTCGAAGACCTTCATGTTTCTTAATAAGTGTTGTGGCTAATGTTTCCATGCTGGCGACCTAATGTAATGAACTAGGCTTAGTTTACCGTGGTGGTTAAGTGGCGGATATTGAAGCGAATTCTAGATGGAAAATGTAGAAAACCCAGCGCAATGGCTGGGTTTGAATAAGGTTGGGATTAGTTGGAAGGCGGTGTTGGCCAAGGATTTTCTGTTTGGATTTTGTTACGGGCAGCTAACACTTGAGCTTCTATTGCTTGGGCATCATCTTCAAATCCTTGTAAGCGTTTGATGTTGGCTTCAGCAATTAAGGGATCGCATATCTGAGCGTATAGCCCACGGCGAACGTTGTCGACTTGGTTATATTCAGCGATGTATTTATTACTTTGGTTGGTTACCCAATCGTTGTTAATCCACTCGTCAAATTGAGTAATAGGTTTTAGCTCTGTCCAACCTTCTTTTATTTCACCCAGTTCGGTAACGGTTTCAGATTTGTTGCAATTCGTTTGGTCATAAATGATTTCGCCACGATGATCTTCGATGTATTTAGTCAGGAATGGCTTACCACGTTCGTCAAATTCACAAGCTATTACTACAAAGCCTTCTTTTTTTCGTAGCGGCTCTATAGTCAGCGCATCGCGGGGAACTTGTGGTAATTTGGAGCCAATGAAAGCAGAAATAGGCTTATGCATGACAACCCTGGTTACTTTATCGTATTGGTAATAATATTGAGTCATTAAATCACGAGCCCCTTCCATTCAATCATCGTTACGGGTTGGTTTTGATTGGCTGTCGGAACCATCTTAGATGCATCGAACTCAATGGAACGATTTCCTCCAGGGTCAGCACCTATGACGCCTACCTTAGCCGGACTGCTTCCGTACTCTTTCAGCTCTAATACGCCTGAATCCATTTTTATAGGAGAGTAAACAGAAGATACGCCACCTTTTAGATTACGTATCGCATCTTCGTGGGTTTGCCCTACAACGTACTCAGCACTATCAGCAGCACGCAAATAACGTCCTTGAGACTCACGTAGTTGAACCACATTGCCAACCACAAGCTCTGGGCGCTTAGCCGCCAATCGCCAATACACCGCTTTAGGTACGTCTTGATTATTTTCAACTAGCATTGTTTCTGGCGGTATTGTGCCGCCAAACCAAACGGTTGAACCAATTTCACCAGAGACATGAGGGACCCAATAAGGTGGCTTGGTTGTGTCTGACCAATTAGTAAATCGATTGTTGGAGTCTAGTGGATCTTTACCCGAAAGCATTTCAACATTTGAATACCATTGCCAGTAGGAGAGTTCGCCTGTGTGAGCATCTTTCGTATAGCAGGTTTCACCTGTCGAGTAAGTTCGAGAGGGGTCGTATGGCATGGCCTGCATCTTAGAAGCAAAACGAGCCATAAATTCAGTTTCTGTAAAAAAGTCACTGTTTTGGAAAACAAGATCACCAGGGCTACCCGTGACGGTCGATTTCAATGTCAACATACCCCCGATACCTTTAGGCAGTGCGATTTTTGGCGTGTCACACTCAATGACTACAGCACTGGCATCATCAACGATGTGAACCTTATACATATACTCATCAAAATGGGTTTCGGTTGGTAAACGCATTTCAAATGTTAGGACTCCATTTTCATCGTAATAACTGGCATGAATAGTAGAGCTGTAGAACTCATACACATCAGCCGATTCAGGTCCAATATTACCCAGCAACTTAAACTGCTTTATGGTGGATTTAAGCGAACTGGTTAATATGCTCAAACCGTGCGTTGTTGGGATTGCTTGTAATTGGTTCACGAGTCACCTCCTATTTCTAGCAGCCAAGTAATGGCCGTGGTACATAGATATTGCGCGTTGGCGTTAATCGACAGTTCTTGGTTAAACTCAGGCGTAAACGTTATAGCGATATTTTGGTTGATAGCGACACGACTGGCTAATGGGTAAACCCAATGAAACTCGGTGTGAGGCAGTCGTTTTTCTTCTAATGCTTTAAAGGCCGCGTCATTGCTGTAGCTATATAGGTCTATTTTGATGAGGTTTGGGCTTTCGACCTCGTCATACACAAAACCGTTTGAACCCATAGTCATCAAGAGCCGTTGATAGTCTGAAATCTTCCAACCAAATTGTTGCTCTTCAAACTCAGTCAATAGGGACAGTTCAATCTCGTCATGGGTTTGCTTGAAGTCTTTGGCAATGCCTTGGATAGTGTTGGCAAGCTCTACGTTCTCGGTGTCTTGCCAATATTCGCCTTTGGGTAATAGCCCACGATAGGCGCCTTCAAAATCACCGGCACTGTATTCAATAATTAAGTCGGAGGTGTCCACGTAACGCCTCCTAATACATGTATCTGATTGTTATCAATGGCGACTTCTCCAACTGGAGAGCGAACAATAAAGTTGTTGGTCACGGTAGAGATAGTTAAGACAATTTCTGTGTTGGTGATAGACTCCGGCTTTTGGGTTGTCGCCTCGATGTTGCCCATTTTCTCTTTCACCAAGTTTTCGAGTGCAGTGACCACATCGTCTCGTACTTCTTGGTCTTCAATACCTTGGATCTCGATATTGAGTGGCGCTTGCTCTGGTAGGTGTGCAAATGGGTGGCAACCTGCAAGCCGATTTTGTTCAAACGTGTTTTGCACCAACTTGACCACTTCACCGCTTAACGTTGGGTTGTTTTCTCGCGCACCGATATACACTTCAACCATGCCTCGTTGTGGGGTGTTATCAAGCGCCCAAGCAAAATCCACATCTGAGTGAGCCGATACCGCCCACACTTCGTAATCTGCTGCTTTGCCAATCAGCTCGTTCTTTTCAAAGGCAACGATGACACGCACTCGCCAGTGCTCTAGTTCTTCAATATTGGCGCCTCCGCCAATGCCAAGTGAAAGCACACTGTTTGGGTCAATACCGCTCAGCCCTTCGCTTAACGTAAGCACCGCGCCTTCGGAGAGGTTACTATCCACGCCAGATTCAAGCGCAATGACGTCAGTGGGGACGTTGCTGTATTGCTCTTTGGTGGTTTCGTACTCGTGGTTGGCATGCGTTAAACGGGTGCCTTTCTTGATCACCACCGTGCCACCAAGCTCAGTGAACTGTACTCGGCCCGTTGCGAACGTGGGCAGCAGTCGAGGGGCTTTATGGCGCTTGGCGTGTAGGTATAACCACTCTTCAGAGCAAGTCTCTGGGTGCAGCTGTCTGAAGAGCAAATCTTGATAACCATATTGCCCATAGCTGACACCAGCAATGGCAGCGGCTATCGCTTTGGTTGCGGTGTTGTTTTGCCCTGTTTCAGATACCAGATTGGCTTCTGCGCGAGCAATCAGACTGTCTAGGCTTCGTTGTGTACTCATTGGTTAACCTTTGAAAGTGGAACATCAAACTGAGAGCCATCGACTAAAGTGATCATCACATTGCGACCCATTTGGTTTGTCTTCTCTCGCCATACTGAAACTTCAACTGCTTTGGCGTGGCCGTCGGTAATGAGCCAAGCGAGCGACTCTTCACAAAACCTCTTAGCGAGGCTTAATGTTTCGTCTGTGAGCTTTGCTCGTTTGAGCGTCCAATCACGAGAGCCGACCACGTTTATCAACTCATTGCTCCAAGTGCCGCCGCGCTCATTGCTTGTCATACGGGCGCGATCGTTTTGAGTCGATTCGGCATAGTTATAAACACTCTGCAGAACAGCGTGGGTTAATCCCTCTTTAGAGTTGAGTGGTGCCGTCAGGGCGGTTAATTTGAAATGGCTCATCCTTTGTTTGGCCCCTTGGTTGTTCTTGTTGTCCCGTCGTCGGTGTAATCGTGGTCATGCTTTTCAACTTTGACACCGCCGAACGTACCGGACGCACCACCCACAGAACCGGTGACATCAGCGTTCTTGGTGACTTTCAGATTACCGCCGATTTCTACATCACCAGAAAATGTGGACTTAGGGGCGGTAACGTTCACAGCTGTTGCATTCACGGTGGTTTCTTGTGCCGATATCACTTCTAACTTTGCGCAGGCGTTTATCTTGATGCCTTGGTCTGTGAAATGAACAAGGTTGCCTTTGTCATCGAGTATCGCGACTTCACCAGGCTGCAAATCTATTTGATGGCGTTCGTCTTCTACGTTCACGGTGATGCCGCGAGATGTGGTTCCACCAATGAACAGGTTGTAAGTTTTCGCCCCTGGTAATGGACGGCTCATAAACCCGTAGTTGTGCACCCGTTTTATCTTGTCGTTAGTCCGTCCTGTTGCGGTTTTGATTTGTAATCGGCCAGTGGTTGCCCCTGTGACAGTGCCGGTGCCAATCACGTTTTTGATTCTGGCCATTAACCGCTGTTGTTGCTGCTGAGTACTAGACATAGCTTTGCTCCTTAAATGGCCTGAATAGCTCAACCGACGTTTCCGTAGAGCTTTCAGACACTGATAGGCCAAGCGACTTGATCACCAACATCTCACTGAAGCTTTGCTCTTGGTCGGCGGCTCGAATCACTCGGTTTAATCCATCAATGGCCAACTCAGGGAATATGTCGGCAATCGTGCTTGATGCTGTCAGGCTTTGAGCAATGGCGAGGTTGAGCTCATATTTAGCACGAGACAAGCAAGCTTCACGGTTTTGCAATTGGTCACAGGTGATCACCATGGTGCGTGAGCTATCGACGTTTGGATTGATGACCTGTGCGCTTGCGTCATCCCACTGGCCTTGCACATCAATGGTGTGAAATTGCTGATTGAAGGTGCGTTTGATGTTCAGGCTGTCGATGTTGTTGCCTGTTTCTAAGCCGATGTTGCTGATAGTTGCATGAGCGGTGTTTTCAATGATCAACACGCCACTGCGCTCAATCAACATAAAACCTTGCTCTCGAATGAGCTGCGCCACGTTCTCTACCGGTGATTCTGCATTTATCTGAAACTCAGGGATGACCGGCATACTCTTCACCAGGCTTTTCACTTTCAAACCAAATGGCTTGGCGACATGGCGAAGTAGCTCTTCCACGTTCAAGTTATAAAGCGCATCCATCGTGATGCGTGAATCAATCATGTTGGCACTCTTCGAGCGGCCAGAAATGGAAACAGCGTGAGCGCTTAAATCGGTATTGGAATCCACACCATCAATCTGACCAATCAGAATCGACTTGTCGTTAAGGAAGAACTCAACCGACAACGGGCTTTCAATACTCATAGGCTCAATTGAGCAACTGAACGTGTGGGCCAGCTGTTCAATGGAGTAGTTGAGATTCGCCTGATAGAAGGTGCGCGGCTTGCCATCAATGTGCATCGTTAGAGTGTTCATGACACATCCCTCACGGCAATATCACCACGAATGAAGAGCGGGTGTTGCAATGCATTCATTTTGGTGATGACTTTTTCTTGAGTGAATTCATCGTGCGCAATTGTCAACGCAGATTGAAAGCGTGGTGACTGCACCGTTCTATGGGGTGCGGTACCGCTGACCACCTTATCTTGCTGAACCTTGACATTGCTTTTCAATGTCGTGACCGCGTCGAACAACTCAATACTTTCAAGTGTCGACACTTGGGTGGTGTCTTTGATGCGCTCATCGATACCGACAATCAAAGTAGACAGATCATTCTTGATGGTTTCAGGCTGCTTAGCCGACTGCGTAATATCAAAGCGGTCGCCTTTTTCTAGGTGTGTTATGTCTTTGTTCATCTTCACAGCACCCGTCACCATCTGCACATTGTGATGCTGAGTTGGCGTGTCCGGTTTCACTTCACCTAACAGCAAAGCTTGAGCACTGCGCGAGTTGTCTACAGCTTCATTGTTTGAGCTTGGCTCAGCTTGAACACCATCGGCCACCGCATCCACAGACGTAGAAAACAGATCAGCGAACTCAGTTGGATTGGTGCTGAGGCTACTCACTGCAGAGAACGCTTTGTTGATGGCGTGGTTAATGTCTTGAAGGTTTTCATCTTCGAGGTTCAAACGGTTGGTGATGTCGACCAACACGTTCAATGCGCTGGTGACATCACTCTGAACTCTGTGAATATCCGATACATCCAAGCCGTTTACTTCTTTTACGAAAGAACGTTTCGACAAGCTCTCGACTATGTTGGCCTGCGTTTTTGTACGAACGGAAGTCGGTGCAGTGATTGAAGGGGAAGAGCCAGCGCGAGCAAACTTCAGGCTCAGCGTGACTAAGCCTTTCTTGGTACTGATGCTTTGGGATACGTCTTCAAAGACAAGCGACAGCTCACCCAACCAAGGATGTTCTAGCTCGCCCGTTGGTTTTGCTTCTAGGTTTTCAATGAGGACATTGGCATCGGCCAGAGAACTGGAACCCACAAACACCGCTTCAATCGTGTAAGTTCGGGCTTTTGTTCCCATGACTTTGATGTGTGGTAGGTCAGAGTAGGGGATTTCACTGACTTGCAAGCGCTTACCACCATCAAAGGCGGTCGATAGGATGTTGAGCTTAAGCCCATTCCATCTAGCGTGCTCGTACTGTCGTTCCCACATCAAAAAGCCACCAACTACAGAAGAAAATCAGAATTAGGCAGCGAGAATAAAATGAGTGATGGAGTTGGGCGCTCAGGCCCTGTTCGGACTCACCCACCCCTCCACACCAAAATTCCACACTGCAATTATGCGATCTTAGAACCGCATTGCATTTCGGTAGTTGTATTGGAACACAGCCCCCGATGTATCTATATCGAGGGCTGTTTTAGATTGGGGATTTAGAGATCGTCCGAGATCGTTTTTGTTCGTTTATATAAAAAATCAAAGACGTACAGTTCAAGTAGTGTATCATTCCCAGTTCGATTATCACCTTGTAACGTCCCTATGCTATTCAGTTCTATAAATTTCATATTCATCTTTTTACCCATCTGCTTTTGTATATATTTCATACTAGCAAAGTATCGACTGTATACTTGCGCGAAGATGTGGTTAGTGGTCGCTAGTCTTATATTCTATGCTAGATGGGAGCCTTCCTACCTTCCCATTATTCTCGGTTCATTGGCATTCAATTTTGCTTTAGGAAGTCATCTAACCAAGAAAGATAAAGGCATTAAAAAATCGTCTCTTTTGGCTTTTGGAGTGATAACAAACATAGCTTTACTTGGCTACTTTAAGTACACCAACTTTATCATTGGGAATGTGAATTTATTATTATCCCAGCCATTTGAAAATACTAACATTGCTCTTCCACTCGCTATTAGTTTTTTCACATTTCAGCAAATAGCGTACTTAGTTGACAGCTACAGAAAAGAAACTAAAGAATATGACCTCTTGAACTACTCGTTATTTGTGACTTTTTTTCCACAATTAATTGCGGGCCCGATAGTTCATCATAAAGAAATGATGCCGCAATTTAATTCAAAATGGAATCTTGCTCCTAGAAGCAAAAATATCTCGCTTGGTCTATTTATATTTTCTATCGGCTTGTTTAAGAAAATTGCCATAGCTGATACATTTTCTATATGGGCTGATGCAGGATTCTATAACTCCGCCACATTATCATTCTACGAAGCTTGGCTAACGAGCTTGAGCTACTCTTTTCAGTTGTATTTTGATTTCAGTGGTTACTGCGACATGGCGATGGGCGCTGCGTTGCTATTCAACATAAAGCTACCAATCAACTTTAACTCGCCTTATAAATCACTAGATATCCAAGACTTTTGGCGTAGATGGCATATAACATTAGGAAGGTTCCTTAGGGATTACATTTACATTCCTCTTGGTGGGAGTAAGAAAAAAGAACTAACGACTTACAGCAACCTTTTCATTACATTTCTAATTGGTGGGCTATGGCATGGTGCTAGCTGGATGTTCGTTATCTGGGGAGCGTTACATGGCATGGCTCTCGTATTGCACAGAATGTGGAAATCTGTTGGCGGAAACATGCCAACATGGTTAGCTTGGCTGACAACGTTTATATTCATCAATATGACATGGGTCTTTTTTAGGGCGGAAAACCTTACAACCGCCGTAAACCTATTATCTAGCATGAGCGGGCTCAATCTAATCGATAAACCAATAGAGGGAATAGCTTCTAACAAATTGTCATGGATTGGTACTAATTTTGACCTTCTATTTGGTATTCTTCCTAATATGGTAGCCGTAAATGCAATCCCATTCTCTGCCATCTCTTTTTCTTTTTATCTATTGTCTAAAACTAATTCATATGAATTGATACAAAGAGAAGTTGGGATAGGAAAAATGATTTCAGCGGCCTTTTTGTTTGCAGTATCCATTTACATTATCAGAAGCTCATCTTCAAGTGTGTTTCTATATTTTAACTTTTAATAAGGAGAATCTAATTGAACAATAGAGCCAATATTAAAATATTTTTCTTATTAATCAGTGTTATTTTATCAATACTGCCGATTGTGAATATTTATTCAGGTGGGTTTACAAAGGAAAATATTACTAACACAAAGTTCCTTTATTCACTTGATGTTATTGAAGGAAAAATAAACCCATATTTAGTTCCTCTAGGGATAAGCATCAAACCTAACTCCGTTGTTGTTGGAAAAGATGGGTGGTTCTTTTTAGGCGATGACCACCAAAAAACAATTTCAGCTTACCGTGCAGGTTTTCAGACTGTAGAAGTTCAGGAGCGCTCAGAAGCAATCATAGAATCACAGATACTCTGGGAAAAGTACTTTCAAAAGAACGGCGTAAAAGACTATAAAATATTAGTCGGGCCAAATAAAAGTACAATTTACAACGAATATTTACCTCTATGGGCAAAAACCAGTAACGAATCGATATCGCAAACGCTGTATGACAGTGAAATCTACATCGACGTCAGGCAGACAATATCTGACGTTATAAATACTCAAGATTTATACTACAAGACGGACACGCATTGGAATTATTACGGCGCGGGAGTTGCTTTCAATGAGTTTATGTTACGAATTAATAATGAAAGCCTAGTTTTACCTCCTCTTAATTGGAGTAATGTCATAAGGAATGATTCATATGTCCATGGTGACCTTACAAGATTTCTCCGAGTTGGCAGTCTATATTCTGATCCTAATCCAATAACAGAAGCAAACAATTTACAGTTAAGTCATATCATAAGTGATTACAACAAAGATTCGGTGGTATACAAAGGCACAGCACCATTATATGGGAATAGGGATGACCTGTACTTAATCACAACCCCAAATGCACTCAATAACAAAAAAGTACTATGGTTAAGTGATTCATACGGGAACGCTTTAGCTCCTTATATGACAGCTACCTTTGGGCACATCTTAAAGCAAAACTGGAGTAAGCTTTTAGGTACACAAGCGCTCGAACAGTTAATTCAAGAATGGAAACCGGATTACGTTTTTGTCACAGTTGTTGAACGCTATTCACTTGATGATTTATTCCAAGCACCTCCACCAATACAGCCGTAACCAATCTTGACTGGTACTTTCACAAGCCCCACTTGTGGAAGTACCAACAACTTATTCAAAGATGTCGATTTGGTTCACATCACCTTTGCACAGCTCAGGCTGTAACTCTGAATTTGGCTTCTGACCCGTTGGTTCAATGAAGTGCGAGAACGACGTATGCGCTACAAATACTTTTCCGCAATTCAGGTTTAAACATTGGCAGTAAAGCTCTCGCGTTTCTGAACTGATGGAACGCGAGGTTGCAATACGAGTTTTGCTTTCACATTTTGGGCATGTCACTAGCATTATTGTAATCTCCCTTCTAAATAATCCGCTTTGGCACTTTGCCAATAACTCACTTCATCCTCATCGGGTTCTTCGGGTATGTAAGGTTCACCAAGAACCGATCGCCAATAAGCCCGCCGCTCTAAGAAGTGGTGATATTGTGCTTGATACGTTTCATCTGCTTCTTGCTTTAAATCGCTACAATCGATATCACGACAAGTCATCGACCAACCTCTGGCTCCAGCTGCCCACATCAAGAAGTTATCCATTCGTTCTTTGGCTTCGTCGCCGTCAAAAGTTATCGAGAACCGGTTACCACTAGAAGCATGCATTTGGCGAGACTTCATTTCTTGCGTGGTTTTCTTAGCCGCATGTTCTAAGCGAATAATTCGTGACTGCAGTTTTTTGAGATGGTCTTCAGGCTTGCCTTGTTGCTTGGCGATACTCGACGCTTTCACGGTTTGAGCTTTTTGCTTATTGATACGTGAGATAGTTCGTAGCAAAGGCTTTTTCCACTGCTCAAGCTTGTAACCCAATTCACGGATAACAGCCGTAATATTGTCAGCTTCAAACGAGGCAAGAGTTTCCCAACTTGGTGCGCGTGAGACCCTCGCTATGCTGTAGCGATTCCCCTTAATTAAACCCTGGTCTGCGTTATTACCTTTGGCAGCATAGCCAACCGCTTTGATGAGATAAGTACTGGCTGCTTTGGGCTGTCTAATTCTTTCGATGTGAGCCATGCCATGACCCCATAGAGATTCCAAACGTTTGGCCCAGTCTTTGAAATGCTTTTTATCGACCGTCCACTTCAACAACAGGTGAACGTGTGGGTTGGGTTCGCCGTCTTCATTCATGGGGCTTTCGGCTACCCACATATAATGAAAATCTGCTTTCTCTCTATCAGGGCCGAAGGGTGAAGGCTTCGCTTTGAACTGCCCAGAAACGTAGTCACCATCTTCTGTGTACCAACCTCGGTGAAACATCTTTTTGCTGCCATCGAGAAAGCGGGAAGTTTCGCGCCCAATACTGGTATCAAGTGGTTTAATGATTTTGAAAGGTTGTTTTGGTAGCCGCGTATACAAGCCATCTTTGCCAGGAATAAGATCACCAGTATCTCGTTCAAATTCTACTGGAGTAAATGGGCCGTCAGCATCAATGCCTTCGTCCATTGCGCAAAAAATGGCGTGACGTTGTGCCGGTGTAAAAGTCAAAGTCAGAAATGTAGTAAAGCCTTCATGACATTGGGCAACATACGCACCACTCTCGAACATGTTAGAAACGCTCTTTGGTGTTAGCTTTTCCGTATAACGAGTACCCGAATTAGCCTCGGGTGCATTTCCTGCAGGCGTCTGGGTAACAATTTGAGCGCGCATTTGCCCAGACCAGTCTCGTTTTTGCAGTTGAAGAGATATAGGGGAGAGCTTCCTCTCGAAAGGGGGCCTTTTCTCATGCTTCAGTGGCAAAACTCGCGCGGTATTTCGCTCTGTACTTGCGTATAACGCATCAAAGCTTTCATGGCCCATTCGGCTATCAAGTTCTGTCTTGGTGCCAATGGGCTGCCCAATAACCTTCACACGCTTGTTGATTCGAGCCAACTTTAAACGCTTTTTCTCGTGTCGGACTTTTGCGCCCTTGGACAAGCCTAGTGTCTCCGGCCTTTCGGCCGCCGCTTCGC